ATCATGCGCAGGGCCATGACAAGGCACAATTGCGTCCATGAATATCGTGATTCTGGATGAATCACGTCTCCAGCGAGGATCGGCAGTTTTTCCAGAAACCTACGCCAAAACCTACGCCGGAAAGAAAGGCCTCGCATGCGGGAGGAAGAGGTCTACAACTGGCGCATCCTCTGGATCGGCAAGTGGCACACCACCAGATTCAAGTGCTCTGAGGCATTCATCCGCAAGACACACCCTGAGGCGATCCGCTTGGACAGCACGCGCGAGGTGCGCCAGATCCCCGAGACCGAAGCAGAGCGGATCCTGAAAGGCAGCTCAGGTGCGATCTTTGTCTGCAGGCCGAAGCTCGACCGGTAGCCCACAAACGCAAAAAGCCCACCGGGCCACGCATCACTTGGATGGTGGCCCGGTGGGCTTTGTTGGGTTGCCACGGGCAATCCTTGGCCAGGTGATGGCCGGATCTCCCGCACAACGTGCAGATCATGGCGCGATATCGCCTGCCACTATGTTTCCATGCCACCCACACCTTGCATCACAGCCGATGCTCGGGAGCAGCGTAGGAGCCTCCATATTTCCGTCCCAATGCCAGCGCTTTACTCCGCGTGAATCAGCGTCAATATTCGGTCCAAGTGTCAGAGGCACAGCACAAATGCGCTTCTTGTCACCACGACACCAGAATTGAATGGTATCTATGCCCGTCGCATTGAAACCACTACCGCCGGCAAGTGTGGTGTAGCCAAACTGATCACGAGCAATCGCATTCCCATTGAGACTGAAAGGGACCATCGACAGCTTCATTGCCTCAGCTCACAAACCAGCTTCGGGTTGTGCACATACGCGTGCAGCACCCCGTAATCTATGGCGAGGCTTTGGGCGTCGGCGGCGAGCTGCCAAAGATCGTCGCTAATCTGTCGGGGAAGCTGTACGACGGCGGGGCCTGCGTCAGGGGCGGCTCCAGGCGCTGGGCTTTCGGCGCCTCCACCACTACGCCCACATCCAGCGGCTTGCGGGTTGGTGATGAAGCGCAGGCCTGGACCAGCACGGCGAGCGCGCAGATCAGCAGCATTCTTGGATTGAAGGTCTTCACGGTTTTTCTCCAGTTCGGATTTGAGGTTGGCCAGCTCGGCCAGTGCGGTGAGCTTTTCTTGGGTCAGGGTGGCCAGCTTGGCAGCGGCCTCGCTTTTCTGCTGACCCATGACGGCAGCAACCTCGGCCGCGCGGCGGTCGTAGCCCAGGCCCTCGATGTATTGCTCACCGTAAAACAGCGCGGCCAGCAGCGCCAGGACGGCGGCGATCTTGATCAGGATGTCGGCGATCATGCTTTCACCCACTTTCCGCCAGTGATAAACCCATGGTCTCCACAGGCACGGCAGGCCAAAGATGGAGATAGCGTCACCGGGTTGTCGGTCACTAGCTCCCAGCTATCGTTAGGGAGTCCACTTTTGAACTCTGCCACCCACGCATGGCCTCGGAATGGAATGGCGCTTTCACAAAGTAAGCCCGCAGGCGTCTTGTGTGTAACGATGGCACCCGCCCGGTCGTCGCCTTTGTAGCTGGTGAACTCGATGGTGTGGTCGTCACCCAGATCAATCACGAATTCAGTCATACCAGCACCCTCCGTGCAGCCTTGTACAGCCGGGTCCGGTCTTCCCAGCCGTTGCTGTCCCCATCGGCCGCCGTCTTGCGCCCCCGGTTGATGATGTCGCAGTAGCCGTCAAAGTCGTCGATGTCGGCGAAGCGCTGGCAATCCCGCATGGCGATGTAGTCCCCTGCAGCCAGCGCGGCCCACTGGGGCAAGGCCAGCGCGTCGGGATCTGCCTCGAAGTCAGGCACCTCCATATCCGGGAAGCGCGCACGCAGCCGATCGCGCACCGCGGCGTGGTTAAAGCGTCCCGTGGTCTGCAGCATGCCGTGGCCACAGAACCGGCGCCCGTCGCCGGGCTGGGTGTTGCCGAGGTCGGCCCGGCCCTCGTAGCGCTTCTGCGCATCGGTCGGGCCCCATATCTCGGTCAGGAAATGCAGGCCGCCGGTCTCATGGCCGACGTTGGCCAGGAACATGGCCTGCCGGATAGGCGTGTCGATGTCAAACAGCTTCATGGCCGTGGTCAGGGACTCGGCGCAGCGCTCGGCGCGATCAGGTCTTGCGCCGGTGCAGAGGGCGATCAGTTCTGGGTTCACGAGGCATCTCCTACCCGGCGCTTGGGCCGATGAATATCTTTGACGAATTGCGTCGGCACGCCGTGGCGCCAGTGCTGGGCCATGACGATCTGCATGAACACGATGGCGCCCACGATCAGCAGCGTCACCCAGTCAGGCAACCAGCCATAAGCCGGTGCGGCCATGCCGGCCAGGGCGGCCGTGCCCACTGCCAGCAGGGCCAGGCGCACGTCGAGCTTGGTGGTCTTGTCGGCCCGCACGGACCGACAGAACACCGACCACAGCAGGGCCAGGCACAGCCCTTCCCAGGTGAGCAGCGTGTTCATTCCTTGCCTCCTGTCTCGGGCTTGGTGGCGCCACCGGTGCTGATCACCAGGCGGATGCGATCTCGCACCGCGTCGATGATGTCTTGCCAGCGGTTGCCCAGCATGCCGATCACCAGCGACACGACGCCATACAGCTCGGTTACCGGAATCTTGAAATACGCGCCCAGCAGCGCGGCAATCAGCGCCGTGAGCAGCACCGCCGTCAAGATGCATCGCAGCATCAACAAGGCGCCCTGCGTGCGCGTGGTCAGCGTGGTGTTGGACAGCGCCCACAGCCCGCCCGAGACACTGCCCAGCATGATGACCAGGTAAGGACCGGCAAGCGGCCCCGCTACGGCCGTTGCCACGGTGACCAGCGACACGCCAGCGGCGGCAGTTTGGATGATGGGTTCAGCCATTGGTATTGTTCTTCCTGGTAGTTTTCAAATGTGATCGCCGTCTGGGTCGTAGGGGTTGAGCAGCGGCACAAACCAGTCCGCAACCGCAAGCCGCCTGCCCGATCCGGTCTTACGAGTGCGCTTGAGCCGGTCGGTCACCAGCAGCTCGCGGTTCTGCCACTGCGGCCACTCCCACAGCAGGATGCTGAAAAGCAAGGTGTTGCAGTAGAAATCCACCACATAGCCGACCCACAGCCACGGGTAACCCCAAATTGCCGCACGAATGGTCAGCGTGCCCGCAGCCTTGGCCCGCTTGAGGTTCATGACTGCCAGGTACAGCAGCCACAGCACGGGCAGCGAGAGGGGGATGCTCAGCAGGAAGCAGATGATGAAGGTGATGGTGGTCATGCCAGGATTTCCGCTGCGCGCCCTGCCGCCAGCAATCCAACGGCTTCCAGCGCATGCACGCCAGCAGCCGTGTCGAGGTCATCCAGGTGAACCACGTCGGTGACCGCGTTCATCAGTTCGATGTAGTCGTTCACCACCGGGTTTGTCGCACCAGCGGCGCGGATCGCGATGCGCTCGGCCTGCGTCATGCGCTTGAGGTAGGCGACTTTTCTCAGGACGCGAACGGGTGGTGCGGTGGGTGCGGTGAACACGCCGGTCGCCTCGTCGTGGCGCTTATGCAGGGTTGTGCCGAATTGCTCCTCCGTGATTTCAATCATGTGTTCAGCCTCAATTGGGCTGTGTGTCATCGTTTCTGCGACAACGATGCGGGTTGCTATGTTGATTTGTGCGTAGAACATGATTAATACCTCTCCACCACTTCGTAATTGATAATTCCACCGCCCGTGTAACCTCCGCCACCGTTTACCGCCAACGTAGTTGAATTGCTCAGGTAGCCGCCAATCACCGCCTGGACAATCCCACTGTTATCTTTTCCGAATCCAACGCAATATGTTTGGCACTTCGCGATGTTCACAGCAGAAATGGTGATTGCCGTCACCGTCGGGGACGCGGTACCACGCTGAACACTCTTCACTGCCCGGTCCCCCGTCGGCTGCCAGTTGGTCGGGTCGCTGGCCGGGTCGGTCGTGCCGCCGCCGGCGCTCTTGCGCATGTAGTACTGGAAGTCGCTGGGAGACGCGACAACCTTGGTAGCTGGATACGTGGTGCCACTGACCCAGAACTTGGGCGTGGCGCCCCCCAGAAAATCGCTTGCTGCGCTCATTGCGAAACCCTCCAGGTGGATGTTGAATATTTGGCGATCAGGTGGTGGGTATCCAGGTCCATGTCTTCGGCCAACGCCTCGATGGTGCTGCCGTTGCGGGCAAGCACGTTGGTGTAGCCGTTAGACGAGGTGACCTCCACCGCGTTGTTGTTGCCCGGTGTGGCGGGCAGGCTCAGAGTGCACACGCCTGCATAGATGATTTCGTAGTGGAGGCCGGCCACGGCGGTATAAGTGGCGGCGTTGACCTGCACGATGGGGCGGTTGAGGTCGATCAGTCCATAGTTGGTCGGGTCAAGACTCGGATCAGTTGTGCCTCCGGTGCTGGTGGTCAGCTTGCGGTACAGGCGGCCATTGGCGGGCGATGAAACCACGGTGTATTGCGCCACGGTGGAGCCACTGACCCACGGCGCGGCGCCGGCATAACCTGCGGCCAGGGCGGTGTTGGCAGCCGTAGACACCGCGTCGGCTGCGGTGAGCAATGCATTGGCATGAGCTGCCTGCGCGTTTGCGTAGACGTTGGCCTTCAGAAGGTTCTCGTCCGTCTGGAATTGTGGGAGCTGGCCTAAAAAGGCGTCTCCGTTGGCATCAAAATTCGCAGGGTTGGCAGTGCTCGGCGGTGTGCCGAGCGCCGGCCCGTCTGCTGGGGGTGCGACTGCTGGGGTTGGCATCAGATTTCCTCAAGTTGAAGGGATACGTTTGCGGATGGATGGCGTTTGGCGTTGATCGTGAAAATCCTCCAAATGCCGGGGATCAAGAAGGCGTCGAACCAGTTACTACCGATCTGGTCATCCAGGGCGCTCCACAGCGCGACCTTGGCGTTGGTGTCCACCCGAAGATCACGCAGCCTGTTGACCATGTCCGCCGTGGCGCGCAGGGTCAGGTTGGCCTTGGGCACCGTGGGGCGCGGCACCAGGGTGGCGATGCTGCCGTCGATGTCGCGCTCAATCTCGCTGAAATTCAGCACGTCGCTCTCGGCGTCTTCGGTGGCCATGCCCATGTCTACCGCGCGGCCCAGGAAGACGCGGCCGCACTTGACGGTGGAGCCCGTGATAGTGATGGTGAGCGTGGCGCCCGACACCGGAGGGATATCGAACGCAATCAGGGCCGGCCGGTAGCGGAACGCGCCGAAGAAGTAATCGGTCCAGGTGAGGGTGTTGCGTAGCAGGCAGCTGATGGTCTTGTCGTAGTAGACCGTTGCGCCCACCGCCAGATGCAGGTTCACGCTGCTGCCGTACAGACCTGTGAGGCCAATAGCGTCAATGCGCGACGGCAAGGTGAGCACGTTTACCAGCGGGCTGGGTGCCACTGATTGCTGACTGCTCTTCAGGTCGTGCATAGCCCACTTGCGGGTGGCGCCGGTGTCTTTCCAGTTCAGTGGATCCAGCTCGGGCACGATGGTGCCCGCGCCGGCAGAGATCCGCGTGAATTTGCGGTGCACGCCGGTGCGGATGACTTCATCTGCCGAAAGGTACGCGGTGCCGCTGATCCACACCCGCTCGTACGGGCCCAGATCCAGCCACTGCTCGGGGTTCAGCTCGGGCGACAGGGTGCGCAGATCCGTCCAATTGGTGGGGTCTGCAGAGGGATCTGTGGCCCCTGCGCCGGCAACGATGCGCTTGTACTCGAATCCGTTGGCCGCGCTCTTGCGGATGTCACCAATGATGTAGGTGGTGCCGGTGACCCACAGTGGGTAGACCGCCATGGTGATGCGGCTGTATTCGTGGAACACGGTGCCGTCCACACGGCGGATATCGCCAACCGCATAGACGGTGCCGCTGACCCACAAGGCGGATGGCGCCACCGGCTCGGCCAGGGTGCTGCTGGTGAGTATTGCATCGGTGACAGTGATGGGGGGAATGCATTTCATGGGGTTACCACGGTGACTTGAATGGAGTTGGTCTTGGGCATGGCCAAGGCCAACCGGCGGTCGAGCTTTTCGCCAGCACCGGCACCTCTGCCGGTGTTGGCTTCGATGGCATCCAGGCGCAGGGCCATGGCCCGCAGGGCGGCCACCATTTCGGTGTTGTCGCCACCGACCATGGCGGTGGTGTTCACCGCGTCGAAGGTGCGGGCCGGGGGGACATAGGCCGCCTCTTGCCACTTGGCCACAGACAGCGTGGAGCCCGAGGACGGGACACCGGCCACACGGCCCAGCGAATCGACGATGTAGCCGACCAGCAGGGCCTGGTCGAGTGCGGTCTTGCTGCTGCGCTCCCCGGACTTGGCCAGCAGCTTGGCGATGTTGGGCAGGTCCTGGTAAGCCGCCAGGTTGCCGGCCTGGGCCTGCGCGATCTCTATGGCGAACTGGGCCTGCGTGCGGGCAAAGCTGTCTTTGCCGGTGCCTATCAGCGTTTCGCGCAGGTCGCGCATGGTGTCCACAATCGCCTGGGTGGCCCTTTGCCAGTCCGTCAGTCCGGTGGAGGCTGCACTACCGCCACCGCCACCTCCAGATGCGCCGCCTTGCGCATTCACCGGTGCTGTGATACCTGCAAAGGCCTTGGCCTGGGACAGCACGGCGTCCGCGCCACGGGTGTTGCCAGCGGCAAGCAGCTGCTCGTACAGCGCGCGGGCATCGCCACGCGAGGCGTTGCCGATCTGGTCGACCGTCAGGTTGACGCCACCGTCAGACAGGCCCTTCTGGATCTGGGAGACCGTAAAAGCGCGAACCTCGGACGATGATGCGTAGTCACCAATGACGCTGGCCATGCGGGCAGCAGCGGCTTCGGATGCGCTAGCAGCAGCGTCAAACGCCGGGGATAAGGCCAGGATTCCGGCGACCAGGCGTTGGCCGGACTCGGTAGTGATGTCGATGCCGGCGACCAGATCGCGGAATTGATCGCGGGTGGCGGGTGCAGACACGCCCAGCGCGGTGAAGGATGCGTTCAGGCTGGCAACACTGCTGGCGGCCTTTTCGCCGTCGCTGTAGAACTTTTCGTAGTAGGCTGAAACGGTGGACTGTGCCTTGTCGCGGCCGCCGAATGCATCCATCAGGCCCGCTGCAGCCGTGGCGCCGTCGATGCCCAAATGCAAGGCCGAGAAGCCCAACTGATCCAGGGTGTGGTTGACCGTTGTGAAATCAACGGCCAGGCGCTGCAGGGTCTGCGACGAGGTTTCGCCAGACTTGGTCAAAGCGCTGATATCCGCCCCGTAGGCGGCGCTGATCATGTCATCCACAAAGCCGCCAATGGCTTTGTCGATTGCGGCCTTTTGAGCATCGGGGTCGAGCCCACTCAGGCTCAAGTCGATCTGCTTGGTGAATCCGTCCACCGCATCAGCGCTCAGGCCAATGGCAGCGGCATAGCCCTTGGTGGCGGCCGTTACAACGGTGACGGCTGAGTTGACGTATGCCGATGTGCCGGCATCCGCTTCGGAGTACTCCGAGTTGTGGGTAGTAAACGCACCAATACCGAACAAGCCGTGGTGGTCTTCGGTGTAGTCGGTGCGCTTTTGGATGATGGAGCCGGTGGCCGACAAGGTGCCCGAGATACCATCGCCCACCTTGTCAATCTTGGGGCCGCCCAACTGGGTGGACAGCGCAAGCGCAACCCAACCCCACACCGGGATGGCGGCCATTGCGCTGGAGAAGCTCGCAGACGCGCCCGCGCCTGCGGTGATGGACGCCGCCGCTTCGGTGTAGGTGGCGGCCAGTGCGGCATTGGAGCCAACGATCTCAGCGGCGGCGGCGGTGTAGGCGGAAGCGGCGGCGGCTGCAGCCTCGGAACTGAGGGCAACACCCGCACCATAGGCGGAAATGCTGGCAGAGCCGGTGATGTTGCCGATGGCGGAAATACCGCCGCCCACGCCGGCCATGCCGCTGCTGTAAATGCTGCTGCCGGTTTGGGCCAAGCCTACGCCGCTGGAAACTGTGCCCACCCCGCTGCCTGATGAACCCTGTGGGGATACGCCGAAGAAGCCCGCAATGCCCTTGGCCCAGTCACCCATGATGGGGTCGATGAAGGGCCGCAGCACCAGGCGGTCAAATGCGTTTACCACGGAGTCGCGGAAGCCACGGACAGCACCGGCAACGCCGTCGCTCTTGATGCCGCCGATGATGCCGTCGGACAGGTCGCCTTTGATTTGGGATATCGCGCCGGCCCAGTATTGGACGGTGATGCTTGTGCTGGCCTGCGCGGCCTGCTCAGAGGCTTGCTGGGTCGCTGTGGCAATGGCCTTGTTGCGGTCTTCAACCGACTTGAAGTCGGTGCGTTTTAGCTCGGCGATCTTCTTTTCCAGATCCAGCTGGATGCGCAGTTTCTCCAGGCCGAGCGCACGCGCCTGGTCGGTGGCGCCTACCAGGCTGACCTCAAGTGCGCTGAATCGATTGATGGACTGCAGGGCCTGTGCCTGATCGCGGAATGTGTCGTCAACGCCTTTGGCGATCTGGGCGAGGCGCAGCTGCTCAGCAGTGATGGCGGCGGCGTCTTCGCCCTTCATGGCCTCATAGGTGGCCTGGATGGCCTTCTTCTGCCGGTCCCACGCCACAGTGACGGCGTTCACGCCCTTAGTCTGCTCGGTCGCCCGCTCCTGTGCCAGCGCGGCGATCTGAGTGTCAAGCGCGACCACTTCTCGCTCGCTGTTTTGGCGGCCGGCCACGATGGCGCGCTCGGCCAGCAGGGCGTTGCGGCGCACATCTATTGCCTTGACGGTCTGCTCGGTGGTGGCGGTGATCTGGCCAATCTCTGTGAGCTGGCCGGTGGCGCGCAGGGTGTTGATCTGGTCTTGCGCGCGGGCGATGATCTGCAGCTTGGCGTCTTCGGCCTGCTTGACGGCGGCGATGCTGGTGCCGGTGTCGTACTTTTGATCAACCAGGGCGAGCTGGTCTCTTATTTCGGACGGAGAGGCCTTGGCAGCGGCACCGCGGTTGGTGATGGATTCCCGCTCGATGTCGCGCTTGTCCCGGTTGGGGCGGCTGGCGGCCATCTGGTCGCTCCAGGCCATCTGGGCTTTTTCCAGCTCGTTCTGCTTGGCCTTTTCGGCTGCAGAGCCGGCTATCACACTGGCCGACGACTGCAAGATGAACAGACGGTCTTTCTCAATCTTGAGCTGCTCGCGGGCTTGCTCCAGGCCTGCAAAGTTGACAATTGCTCCGAGGGGCGTATCAACCTTTTGCTGCAGTTCGGCCACGACTTTCTTTTGCGCCGTGACGCGATCAGGCAACGGCACTTCAGAGCCCGCGAAGCCCTTGACGGCCTTCATCGCACCTTCGACGTTTTGGCGGATGGACAGCCACATGCGGTCCACTGGGCCCAGACCGGCCTCTAGCCCGTCTGCCATGCGAGCCTGCGCCTGTGTGAATGCGTCTTGGGCCAGCTTTCCGGCCTCCAGGTGACGGCCGCGCTCCTCCAGCGCCTTGATCTGCGCGTAGATGCTGGCCGTGAGGTAGTTGGTCTTTTCGTTGAGGGTGACCGAAGCCTCAACGGGCGAGCGCTTGAGCGACTCATAGGCCTCGACCATCTTGGCGATGGCTGGGCCACCCAAGCGATCCAGACGGATGGCGGATGCGGTGACCCGCTCGATTGAGTCGGCTGACACGGCGCCTGATTTGGCAAAGTCGGCGAGTGCCGTGGCGTTGAGCCCGGCACTGGCCGCCATGGACTGCAATTGGCCCGCGCTGACGCCTGCCGCGCCACCGGTGAGGGTGACGGTGTCGCGCAGTTGCTTGGCATCGTTGGATGCGCTGTAGGCCGCATACCCCAGCGCCCCAACCGCCGCCGTGACCAGCACAACAGGGTTGGTCGCCAGACCGACGATATAGCCGCCCAGGGCCCGGGCCGCATTGCCCGCACCGCCAAACATATCCTTGAGCTGCCCACCTTGCTGCAGCAGCACAGTCAAGGGCGCCTGGCCGCCCTGCAGGCTGGTGACGATGTCGGTGAACTGCGCCGGCACACCGCGCAATGCCGCGCTGGTGGCCTTGGCGGACATCTCCATGCTGCCAAGGCCTTTGGTAGCCGCAATTTGGGCCCGCTCTGCGGCCTTGAGCTGGGCGATGTAAGGCGCGATGATGGCAGGGTCCACGCCCTTGAAGTCGGCCTTGATCTGCAGCGACTCCGACATGGACTTGCCAGCCGTGGCAAGGTCCACCTGCGCCCGCTGGATCTGGCTGACGATGGACTTGGTGGCGCGCTCCACGGCCTTTGCAGAGGTGTCAGCACCCGTGCCGAGCTGGCCCAGGCCAGCGGCACCGGTCTTGCCCGCGTCGGACGCGGCTTGGCCCAGGCCGGCCAGGGAGCGCTTGGCGCGGTTGACACCGGCTTCTACGCCGCTGGCGTCCGCGCCAATTTCGATCTGAGTCTTCAAGCCAGACATTGGGTTTGTCCTATTTTTGTTGGTCGTTCATCGCGCTGAGCGCGGCCTGCTCCATGACCTGGATATCCAGTTCGAGCAGGTCAACTTCTTCGGGGGAAAGGTTCAGGCGGTCGAGCCTTCGGTGCAGCACGCCGTAGTCCAGGCCCGTGGGGCCGCCAAAGCCTGCGCGCCACTGGGTTCGCATGTAATAGAAAACGTCGAACGCCTGGTAGTGCTCTGGCCAGACTTCTGTGATGTCAAGGTCGGCCTCAGTAAGCCCTGCAGCTGCCAGCTCCCCCTTGCTGGGCGGAGCTGTAAAGAGTGCATGGCCTACAGCGGTAAGTTTCCCAAGCTGCCTTCGGTGACGGCTAGGCGGTAGCCGTCGACGATGGCGACGATTGCCGCGGGGAGTTCATCGCCTAGTTGCTCGCAGGCGGCGTGGGTGAAATCAGCCTCTACGTCCCATCCGTTGGCAATCTTCAGCAGGTAGTCGGCGTTGGCTAGGTCGGTTGCAGCCAGGTGGCCTGCAAGGGTGAAGGTTTCACCAGTCTCCAGTTCGGCGGCCTGCTTGACTGCCTGTGCGCGGGCTTCGTCTACCAGGGCGCCGAACTCTTTGCGCGTGCGGTAGATATAGTTCATTTCGATGCTTCCGGTGGTGCCGTCGAGCATGGTGAACTTGACTGTTTTCTTGAAGTGTTTGGGGGCAGCGCCCAGTTTGATTTTTGCCATGATGTTGTTGCTCTTAAAGTGAAGAAAAAAGACCCGGCAAGGTGCGACCAAGCGGGCATAAAAAGGCCCCAGGGATTGGTGAATCCGAGGGTCCGGGCCAAAACCGGTGAGGGCTTAGGTGGCGTAGCGCACTGGGCGGCCTTGCAGGGCGCAACCGCCTTTGCAAGCCATGAGGTTGCCCTTGGTGAGCGATGGGGTCTCGTCGAAGGCAAAGATGCCGTTGTAGAGGATCATTCCGCCCTGTGGCAGGGTGGCCCGCAGACCGGTGGTGGCGCGGGAAATGGCGGCATTCTTGATAGCGATGTAGCCGGCCAGCGTGGGGTCGTCCGCGATCTCCAGGGCCAGCGATTGGGCGCTGGTGGTGGTGGGGATCTGCGAGTCAAAGTCTTGCTCCAGGAAGGAGTAGGTTTGGTATTGCGGATCGCCACCAGAGCTGGTGCAGCCCAGCACCTGCGTAATCTGTTGCCAGGTGTTGATCTTGCGGATGGTGCCAACGCCGGTGCCCGCCGGGAACAGGGTGGTACTGGTGGTATCGAAGCCCTCCAGTACCAGGTTTGCACCGGTGGGCGACTTGACGCGGAAGATACGGCCGTTGGCACGCGACCAGCCGGACGTGAATTCAACCAGGTCCAGCGCAGCAAGACCATTGACGACGGAAAGCACCGCCTCGGCCGCATTGGATGCGGCCGTGACGGTGAGCGGAGCGGCATACGCCGTAGCGATGGCCAGGATGATGCCGTTGGGCAGCGAGACTGACATGGTGAGTTCCTTTCGGGAATAAAAAAACCAGCCGTGGAGAGCCCATGGCTGGCGGTTGACATGCCCGAAACGGGCAACAAAAAAGCCGCAGCGGATTGCTCTGCAGCGGCTTGCTCGGGGTGCCTTGCGGCTTAATTCATCTGTCTATCGGTCGGACCACACACTAAAGTCCTGCATGGAGCCGTACAACTTGGTATCGGGTTCGTATCTGTCTATCACGCCGCCCTTGGCTTCGGCCTGGAAGGCGGTGGCCAGCACCATGGCGGACTCCACTTGCAAAATGAGCGCCTTGGCGGCGGCGCGGGTATCGGCCCACACGTTGATCTGGTAGCTGCCGTTTTTCTTGCTGGGCATGGCTCGCTCCAGGAACGCGATGGGCACGCCACCCACCTGCTGGTAGGTGATGTAGGGCCGGGGGGCATCTGGCGGAGCGAGGTCCGGATAGACGCTGCCGACTGCTACCAGGGCGGCCAGCGTGTCTTTGATGTCTGCTTCTACTGTCATGATCCCGATCCGGTGTAGGGAGACAAGGACTTTTCCAAAGTCTGCTGAGCCACTCTAAGCGCTGCACCCTGGGCCGCGTCAAATGCGGGGCGGACAAATGGGCGAGCCGCCATGCGGCTGGTGCCATGCTCAACCAGGTGGCCGTGCGGGGCCTTTTTGGCGTTCCAGCTCACGTGGTAGGTGGCCTTCTTGCCATCGACGGAGTTGTCTTCGCTGTAGACCTGGTAGATGGCAGCCTTGAGCGCTCCAGGCACGGACATACGCCCGTCGCCAAGGCTGGTTGGGCGGTCAGCAACCGGCGCCAGAACGCGGACCATGCTGTACAGCACCTGCGCGCCGGCCTGCGCTGCGGGGCGCGTAGCCTCACCCGCTGCCTGGGTGAGTGCATCGAGTTGGGCATCAATGTCGGCGGTGTCGAAATTGCAGTGGAATGTTTCAGCCATTGCTTGCCCCCGTGGTGCAAACCAGATCGATATGGCGGTGGCCCTCCAGGTCTGGCAGCACGGCATTGATGTCGTACACCACAGCGCCCAATACCACGCGCATGCCTGACGTAATAGGCGTGGTGCGCCAGCGGATGCGGATGCTGGTCTGCACAGTGCTTACGTCTGCACTGGCCTTGATGGCGGAGGAGCCGGCCGGGTTGCGCAACCAGGCCCAAGGGGCGCACACGTCGCTCCAGGACTGCACGGGCTGGCCCAGGGGGTCCTGGCCAGGGGTGAGCTGCTGGATGGTCACCAGGCGGTTGTATTTGCCGGCGCTCATTACTGATACACCATGTAGTAGTCCAACATGTGGTCCGCAAAGCCCAGCGACAGCACGGCGCCGTGGCCTATGGTCTCGGCCTCGCGGTTGGCGTGCATGGCGGCCACCATCAGCAGGATCCAGTTCTTGATGGGCTGCGGCACGGCGGCAGCATCCGCATAGCCCGCCACATAGCGCAGGGCCACGGCGTTGACCTGGTCGCGCGTGCTGGGCCAGCTGGTGGAATAGGCGGGCACCACGTAGGCCGGGCCGTAGTCATCGGCGGCGTCCAGCGCGTAGGCATCGCTGGCCAGCGTTTGCTGCGCGCCAGACGCGTCATAGTATTTCAGGCTGGTCACACTGGCGGCGGGGATGCGGGTGAGCTTGAAGGCATCGGGGAACTCGTCCAGTACCAACTCCCAGGTTTGGGGCATGACGGCGCGGCCACCCATCGCGGTCTCGGCCATTTGGGTGGCGGTCATGATGTAGCCGGTGATCAGCGTGTCCTCGTCGGACGTATCGACCCGGCATTGCTGCTTAGCCTCGGCCAGGCTGATGGCCAGGGCGGTGGCGGGGGTGATGAGTTTGAGTGCCATGGTGGTCTCTGTCTGTCTATCTGGTTAACCGATGCGTGCCGGGCGGGTGCCGCTCTGCACGCGCCTGGTGCGATCGCTCTGCTGGTTTCTGGCGGGGCGGGTGATGGCCCCTGCAACTTGGATGGGCGCGCCGCCGTATGCCGTAGCAGTCGGCGCCATAAGTGAAACATCTGAAAACAACCCGGTTGCCGACGCGCCACCGGATGCCGTTGCACCCGCTGGAGAAAGCACCAGCGCCATGAAGGTTGCAAAAGCGTTCCCCGTACCTCCTGCCGACGCTGTGGCTGTGGGCGACGTGATGGATACGCTGCTCGGTGTCGCGCTGGCACTTGCCTTGCCAGTCGCTGTGGCGGTTGGCGGGGTCAATGTGACGCTATCCAGCGATCCGGATGCGTTGCCAGCTGCCCCGCCGGATGCTGTGGCAGTGGGGCCTGCAATGCTGACGGATGCGAGCGATCCGCTGGCCGCTGCACTGCCAGCACCAGTGGCTGTTGGCGGGGTGATCGCTACCGCGTCGAAGTTTCCGGAGGCGTTGCCGACACCACTGGCCGCGACCAGCTCCCACGCACCCACGTCATAGGCCGATCCTTGCGGCCTGGCAGTGCCTGCAATGTCATTCGCCGCGTTCGTCGTGTCCGTCGTGCCAACGTCCAGCAGCGCGGAACCAGCCTTGATCCTGAAATCGCGTGTCGCGTCTGTCTTGCTTTCAAAGCCAGATCCGGTCGAGGTGTCGTAGGCAACCGTTGTGCACCCGCTGGGTGGCGACGATGTGTCGGTGTAGCAGGTGGTGTACGTTTTGGAGGTCGACCCACCGGCCAGCGTGGTAGCACCGCCAAAGAACGCGCAGTTCTTGAACGTTGCAGCGCCGTAGCTTCCGTTGAAGATGTTGGATGTGCTGCTACCGGTGCGCGCAAATGTACAGTTGTAGGCCGACGAACCGTTTGACAGCGCCGCAATGACACCTGTCGATCTGCCGACCACCAAGGTATTTTTGACTGTGCAGGCACCGTACGTCTTCAACGCTTCATTCGAGACACCCGAGTTTTCGATGATGCACTTGTCCATCACCAGGCCGGTGGTGCCAGAGCCATTGAAAGCCGTTGCCGTCCCGGCCAGGATCTGCAGCTTGCTGATGCGAAAGTAACTTTCGTTCACCGCGACCGGTGCAGACCATGCGTAGGTGCTGCGAATGCCTGCCCCGTTCGATGCGTTGTAGCGCAGCGCGTTGGTCTGGACACTGGCGTTGTCAACGAAGCCTGCGCCCGTGTAGGTCGTAAGTTCCTTGTAGCGCGTCGCGTCGGTCGTTGACCCCGATACCGTCAGCAGGGCCGCAGAGCTGCTGAAAAATTCCTGGTTGAAGCACTGCCCTTGCCACACCTGGTCAACCGTTACCAGGTTGGCAGGGGATGCATCCTCCCACGCCTGCAAGGTGGTGTAGTCCCCACCAGTGCCGATAGTCTTGACGACGGTGGTGGTCATGGCTTCTTCACCGCAGCGACAACAATCTGGGCCCGTGTCAATGGGATGATGTCCTGCGTCCGGTCACCCGCGAACAGCGCCGGGTTTGGCAGGCGGCTGAAGTCAATCGTCCACTCGCGACGGCGCTTGACGTTCGGGTTATTGGACTTGGACAAGAAGGCATCTGCCTGGGATTGCAGGACGTTGACGCTCACAATGCGCCAGTCAGGGTTGGCCAACTCGGCAGCGGACCATGCCCAACCATCGGGGCAAATGGCGATCACATCGCCGGCCTTTGATGCGTCTTTGGCCTGGCCTTTGTCAACGACACGAATCAGGACTTCCATCAGTACCCCCAGCGCGTCAGTAGTTCAGGGCCACCTTCAGCCGCCCACACAGCCTCGACCTCTGGCGACCAGATGGCGCGGTAATCAGAGTGCTGGGCGAACCAGGTAGCCGTCAGACCCTCCAGCTCATCAAATGCGCCAGGCAAATACGGGGTTTGCAGATAGGCGGCGATGCGCTTCATCCCTGCATCGGTCGCGGTCAGGTCTTCATACCGCACAACCAGCGTTTGCGTGTCGGTCAGCCAGCCCTCGTAGGCGGCCATTTCCTCGACAAGCGATGCGGTCTGGAACAGGCGGAACGCCGTAATGAACATGCCCGGCGTCACCGGCTGGCCATTGAAGCGCAACCAGGAGCAAATCACATTGCGCGGGTCGCGCTTGATGAAAATATGCTGCCCGATGGGGCCCGAGTACTCAACATGGTCGACCACACATGGCTGGCCGAGCAGTTGCACGGCCTTCACTAGGGCGTGGTTTCCGCTCTTTGCAAAACCTGTTGTCGTTACCATTGCTTTTGATCCCGCGTGTCTTCAATGCAAATAAATGTGCAGCCAGTGATGGCATGCACCATCGCCCGCAGTTCTTGCGTTGGGCATATCGTGGAAACCACGACGTTGAAGCCCTGCCGATCCAGAACCCGGGCGAGGTTGGCGATGCGCAGGTTCTGCGTTTTCCGGTCCTCGTCAGAGAACGCCAGATCGGTCCAAACCCGGCGCATGTCGTCGCCGTCGAGGTGGACCGTGCGGGCATCCAGCAGCTTGCGGGCAAGAGTCGACTTGCCGCAGCCGCTGGGTCCGTAGATCCACTGGATGGTCATGACGCCTTAGCCGTTGACGTACAGAGGGGCCGTGAACGTGACGTTGAAGTCAGATGCGGTTGAGGTGATGGTCCCGCCAAAATCCACAAAGGTGACAAGCTCGTCGGTTGCAGCAGAGCCAATGACTTTGTAAACCCAGCCACCGACCGCGCTGAGCGTTGAACCCGTCCAGCCTGGCAGCAAGTTGCCGAACGTGACCGGCGTTCGATCGTTGGTCGTGTCGATTGCTCCAACGGTAGCCGAGACCGCCACTCCGCCCGCCGTGTATCCAGTGCCGGTGATCTCGTTCGTGACGTCATTGCGAAAGTCGTAGGCGTCGTAGTTGGCTTCTGACGGCAACGACGAGACCAACAGGAATTTGAAGGTGCCGGTGAAGTACGCATCGGCCATGCGCTTGGTGAGGGTGAGGCTGTTTCCGTTTGCCATGGGGTTACTCCTGGTTTGCGCCCATCAAGGCGTAAAGAAATATGTAGACGACGATGAGGCCGATTGCGAATAGAGTCATGAGGGTCACCTGCTGTGGTTGCTCTGGAATGCGCTACCGTTGCCGGGAGCGCACTGCGCAGCATTTACTTGGTCACTTTTTTGATTTGGCGGGCTTTGCAGGCGCTCGGACTGCAGTCTTGGCAGGAGCAGGCGCCGCGCCGGTGTATTTCGCCGCACCACATTCATTGACCAGGTGGGCGGCAAAGTCACTATCCGTGCGCAACACGGTGCCGGACTTCAGCGTGCCATAGCGAGCAGTAATGGCCATGCCGGTGATTTCGATTTCGACTTGTTCCATGGTGATGAAACTCCAAAGTAAAGAGCCGGCTCCTACTGAGGTGGCCTGCTCTTGATGGGTGGGAATGCCGCTTATGCGGGTGTCAGGTCACCGTAGCGGGCAGCAGCGGGTTTCTCAACCGTCAGCGCCAGGCGGCGCATCGCGCGGATGGTCACCAGGCCCAGCTGGAAGTTGTTTTCGTCGCTGTCGGACAGTTCGACGGTGATGCCTTCGCGGTTGTGCAAGGTGGCCGCCTGAGACAGGTTGCCAACCCAAACGGTGTCGGCAGTCATGGCGTTGGATGCCACAACTGGCCGGCCCCACAAGGCTGGTGCAACGGCCGAGCCTGGATCACCCAGCAAGTAGCGGCCTTGGCTGTCTTTGGTCAGGCGCATGGTCCACCAGTCGCCCGTGTTCAGCACCACTGCGTCGGCGGGGTAGTCCGCCAGTGCGCTGTCACCGATCATCTTGCCGATCAGGTCAAAGCGGTTGGTGGGCGATAGGCCCAGGGCGGTGAGCGATGCGGTGGTGTAGCCGTGTGCGGTGAAATTTCCCGCAGTGGTGAGGCCACTCAGATTGGGCGTTGTGCCGTTACCCGAAACCAGCTGGTTCTCCACCCGCAAGTTCACACCGTAGACCATGCGGCGGTTGATGTACGCAGCCAGGGCGGCGTTGTCCATCGCCAGTTGGCGGGTGATCTTGATGAAGTGGGCCACATTTTGCACAGGCATGGTGCCAGGCGTGAATGTGATACTGGACTGGGCGAGCTGGGCGCCTTCGGCGGCTTCTGCTGCGGAGTTGGTGAAGACGTTTTCACGCACCCAATCGATGGCGTTGGACGTGGTGGGGATCGAGGTCAGCAACTCTTCAATGGTGAAGACACGGAACGCACCTTCCACAATGCCGGGGCGCCGCTCGCTGTACGTGTTGCCGATCGCGTTGGTGACGGTGTTTTTCAACTCCACGCCGACAGAACCGCGGCTGGTCTTCTTTTGGAAGCTGGCGTATTCGGCATTCTTGATGAACTGCGCGCCGTACGATTCGTCTTGCTTGGTTTCGGCTGCCGGTGCAGTGCTTTTTTGCTCGATGGCTAGCAAGCGGTCAGCGAGTTCGCGCTGCTGAACACCAATGTTCTCGAGTGCCGTCTTGGTATCGGCGCTAACTTTGCCAATCGTAGCCATTTCGCCATCGGCCTTGTCCGACATGGCCTTGAGTTTGGCTTCCACACCGTCCATGGCCTTCATGACCAGGTCGATGTTGCCGATACCCATCATGGACAGGCCTAGACCCGCCTCCTGGTGCGATGCGAAGAAGGCCGCAATAGGGCTGGTGTCGATGCCAGCTGCCTGGGCGCCGATGGTGGCAAAGGCCAGACCGCACACGGCGAGTGTGATGATCCATTTGGATGTTTTCATGGTGATTCCTTACAGAGTGAAGTGGAGGTTTTGGAGGCGCTCGGCGAGAGCGGCGTAGCTTTTCGCTTGAGGGTCTGGTGGGGCATCCCGCCCGCCCATAATCTCGCGCGCTCGGGTGACAATCGCCATTGCCTCCCATTTGGGCAGCCCCGCATCCCGCAGTAGCCGCTCAAGGTCTCGCTCGGTCTTGCACTCGGGCAAGAGAGCTTCAAAGTCAATGCTTTTGACGCTGGCCAGATCAATGCGGGCCTCGTTGTCAGCGGGGAACACAACTGGCGACACCTCAGCCAGGCGGCTCCACTTGTGGATGAGGCGGCCACCGTCTTCGGTGATCTTGAAGTCGCCTTTTTGAAGGTATCCACCGATCGACAGACCGTCGAGGGTCTCGTGCTTCATGGCGGCACGGACGTCGGCTGCCAGGCTAAGGCCCGGGGTCAGCTCGCCAGAGAGATACAGGCCGGTGCTGTCTTCCTTTGCACTGGTGTATTTGCCAATGGGCATGCCCCATTCGTGGTTGAAAAACATCTTCGGCATGGCTGCCTTGAGTGTTTCCAAGAATGCGCCGGGGAGGATGGTGTCTTTGTAGGAATCGACCCCATTGAAAACGGACGCATAGCCGCTGAAGGTGCCAATATCGCCGTGGGTTTTGAGGTGAACCTCAGTTAGCGAGAGTGTCTTGCGTAGAAACAGTGCTGCCATTGATGGCTCCTTTTACTTTGCCAAGCAGTGCCAGTGGCACCAGGTTGCTTTGGGCGGTGAGTTCGTCGCCGCCTTTGATGGGAGGGTCGTTTTCTAGTTGACGGCATTCATTGCGGGTTTTGATGCCGTTTTGGGTTGCCTTGGCATAAATTTCCATGCGGTCTTTGAGGCTTCCGCGCAATAGCGCGTCCAATGCATATTCAGAGGTGTGGACTGAGCGCTGTCGTGGGGTCATTACCCGTTTGCGTACAGCCTGCTCGACGTTGACACACACAGGGCGAACAGCAAACTTGACAAATCCATCAATAATTTGCTCGATGCCGGTGCCCCAAGCGGTCACGTTGCTGTGGTGAGCCAGGACGGGTGGTACATCGAACCAGCGGCAGATCTCTTCAACGCTGAACTTGCGGGTTTCGAGCAGCTGCTGATCCTCTGGGGTCATACTGATCTGCTCATATTTCATGTTGGCTTCCAGAATCTGGAGCCGCGATGTGGAGCCCTCTGCCATTTCACTGAATGACCGTTTCAAAGCGGTGCGTTGCTCTGGGTTGAGCACCTTGTCGATCATCAGAATGCCGGTGGGTTTGCCGCCGCTGCCAAACACCTTGTTGGCAGCAGTCTGGGCCTTGGCCGCCTCATCAACCGCGGGGCGCATGTAGTCCAGCTTGGCAAGGCCGGTGGTGCCGTTGCCCAGGTTCTTGAGGTGGAGCACGTTGTCCGCGCTGAGGATGGCGACGTTGCCTTGGATGTAGTAGCTGTAGACCATGGAGCCGTCATCCAGCACCTTGACCTCTACCTGGTCAGCGGCCATGGGCCACATGGCGTAGACCTCGCCCCTGATATCACGCTCCAGTCGGGCGTAGGCGTTACCGCGCAGGTCATGGTTCATCATCATGGCGCGCCAGAACTCGAACGGGGTCATCCTGGAGTTCGGGGATTCGTGCAGCAGCTGGTAAAGGCGGCTGGTGCGGGCCAGGGTGCGCTGCCCATTGATGCTTTCGTACGTGAAGAACGGCAGGCTGGCGATGGTTGTGGCGCGGCGGTCGATGCAAGCCCACACCGTGCTGAGCTGCAGCGATCCATCGACGCCAACATTGGTCGTGTCCGGTACCAACGTTGTGCCAGGCGCAGAATTTTGGATTCCTGGGCTGTCAGCAATGGCGTTGAAGCGACCAAAGTAGCCAGTGAGACGACTAAAAAAGCTCATGCTGGCTATCCACCAATGGGTGAGTTAATGAAGTCATCAATGTTTTCCTTTGGCTGTGATGCCAGCGCTCGGCCCAGTGCCATCAGCATGGCCATCGGGCCGTCGATCTTGTTTTCGGGGCGCTCTTTGGTGGGTGATCGCAGCTCGTTGAACTTGCTGACCTTCACCACCAGGTTGCTCACCATCCAGGTCATGACGGGGTTGCCGTCAAACTTCAGTTTTTTCTCAAGCACCAGGTTCTCCACCTGGATCAACGGTGGCGTGAAGAAGAGCGACCGTTGGGCAATCTCAACCAGCGGCAGGCCTTCTTCGATCAGCTTCCCCGCGAAATACATGCTCAGAGCCGGGTCAAATGCGATCTCCTGCACGTCAAACTGCTTGCAGAAGCCGCGCAGATCGTCGGCCAGCACGTCAAAGTCGGTGATGTCGCCATCGGTCACCTGCACATAGCCCGATCGCGCCCAGCCACTCAGGTGGGCGTTGCCGCTCTCCTGCACCGCCAGCTCGTTCAAGTACAAACGTATGCACACGTGCCACACGCCATCGCGCTGAAACACCAGGCAGAGGGCTGCGAAGTCTTTCTTCTGCGCCAGGTCTAGGCCCATCCAGCACTTCTCGCCAGCGAAATCGCTCAGTTGCATGGCAGGGTCCGCACAACGCTCCCACGCCCGCATGTCCATCCATGGACTCTCGCCGTTGACCCAGACATTGAGGCGCTTGGTCAGGAAGTTGTTCAGCGCGCTGGGCATGGCAGCGGCCTTGCGGGCGGCTGCCTCCATGTCATCCTGGAGCACCGACACACCCCAATTCGGATTGGCCTTGGCCCAGGTCGTCGGGTCCATGGGGTCATCCTTCTCGTCAATCGAGTAGATGATCCCGAACATGGTGGCATCGTCAATCACCCGGTCCAGCACCTTGGTGATGTGGGTGCGCCGCTCGTAGCAGATGCCGCTGCGGTCAGTGCCGGCAGTCGTGATCAGCCACAGCAGACTCTGTTCTCGGGCTCCTCGGGCCGTATCAATCACGTCGTACAGGTCGCGTTTCTTGTGCGCGTGCAGCTCATCGATCACCGCGCAGTGGACGTTCAGTCCGTCCTGCGTGCTGGCTTCAGCGGCCAGCGGGGAAAACTTGCTCGACGTGTGCGCCACCGTGATGCTGTGCGTCAGGATCGCCACGCCCAAGTAGGTGCGCATGTCGGGCGTGCGCTCGGCCATGCCCTTGGCATCATCAAAGACGATGCGTGCCTGGTCGCGGGTAGTCGCCGCGCTGTACACCTCGGCGCCCTGCTCTCCATCAGCCGACAGCATGTACAGACCGATGCCAGCCGACACCAGGCTCTTGCCATTCTTGCGCGGCACCTCGATGTAGGCTTCGCGGAAGCGCCGCAGGCCGGTCACGCGGTGCACCCAGCCGAACACGGTGGTGACAATGAAGCACTGCCATGGATCCAGCACCAGCAATCGACCTTCGCGTGCCCACTTGCCCTTGATGTGAGGCAGCAGCTCCAAGAAAGCGCAGATCCGGGCGGCCCGATCGGCATCAAATACCCAAGGCCATTGCTCGCTGGGTTCGCGTGCCAGGTCGTCCGCCTGCCGGTCAATCGCCAGGCGCGTCCATTTGCAGGTCGGGATCTCGCCGGCCTGCACCCGCCGCATGTAATTTTGGGCGGCGTCTACATACTTGTTCACTGCACCAGCTGCGGCCGCGCGGCAAACTGAGCGAAGCCCTGCGGAGCAGTAGTGGGTGCCGGGTCAATGCCAGGCAGAGTGGGTTGCACGTAGTTCGATGCCTGCACCCGGCCCCGGGCCGCTGGGCTCAGGCCGAAATGCATCAGGTAGCGGTTGACTTGCTCGCGGTGCGACTTGATCAGCTGCACGATCACGCTCTGCTGGGCGTACCCGCTGGGTGTCACCGCGTGGCTCGCCTGGTACACGGCATCCGCATAGTCCATTCCGGTGTCGACCAAGCGCGAGACCATGCCATTGAATGAGGTCTCCAGCTCCGACAGCCGACCAACCGCCTGGCAGTAAAGCGCCAGGGCAGCACGATCAAGGCCGCTGATCAGCCCCAGTTCAAACAGGAAGGGCGTGATCCGCTTCCATTCCTTGCGCGCCTCAATGCTCAGGTGCTTTGGAGCACTTGGGATCTCAACCTGCGGGTTGATGCCCTCGGCCAGGTTGAGCGCCCGCTTTCCGGGGTTTCCTTCCAGGGCCCGCAGCGCGGCAGGCTTCGGCAGCGGTCCGCGTGATCCTGTCATGGTGAAATTTCCTTATCGATTGATTCGCCCGGTACATCGACCGGGCCCAGCGCGGGGGTACCCCTCCCCCCAAAACCTGCGCGCGTAAAAATTGTCGGAACCGGTCGGTTTCCGGTCGAGGGGCGGCAGACTTTTGTTCCCCCCTACCCTGCACGGCGGCGTATCCCTCGGAGCTTCTCAGCCTCGCTCTTGATGTCGTGGCACGCATTGCACAAGCCCTGCGTGTTGTCCTGCGTGTCCTCGCCGCCCTCACCGAGCGGGACAATGTGGTCACGCTGGGTAGCGAGCGCCACACGCCCTTGCTTTTGGCACTCGACACACAATGGGTTGTCGGTGAACAGCGCGGCACGCATGGCCTGCAGACGCCTGCCTGTCACACGCTTTGTCGCTGTTGGTGCCTTGGCCCATACCTTGGCTGGATGCTTGGGGCAACGGCTTGTGCCATCACGCACCAGGACACCGCAGCCTGGGTGGCCGCATGGTTTGGGTGCTGCTGATGGCATGTTCTTACCCGGCTTCCAGCTTGCCAGGCTGTGGAGTGTCCGGTGTCCGCATTTACTTTTGCGAGATGGCCGCGCGGTGGTGTGTATGTGGGCAAAAAAAATGCCCCTGCAAGTAGTGGCCTGCAGGGGCTTTGGTTGTGTGTACCTGTTGCATGCGCGCAAGTACATAGAGTGCCTGAAATGTACCAAATATCTCTATGTAGACAAACTCTTTTTTGAATCCTTGGCGAGCTGCGCCTTGACTGCATCACGGTCCTCAAACCAGCGCTGGATGGCGCGATCGGCATCACCCAGGTTCTGATTGACCGTGCTCTCAGCTCGGCCCATCTGCAGGGCCACCTTATGGCGGGGGAGGCCCTTGGCATAGGTCAGCAGCACCACCATGTAGAGGTGTGACTGGGTGAACCGCAGGGACTTCACTGCATCATCTGTCTCACTGGCTTCCAGGCTGCGCACATCAACCCAGCCATCCGATCGACCACCCGATGGAGCCAGCCGTGCAAAGGGGGATTGCTTTGGGTAACCCAGCGCACCGGCCTCGCTCTGCTGCGCCCACCGGCCCCAGTTCTCCAGACGCAACTTGATCGCTTCAATGCGTGCCATTGGCGGCTCCTTGCTGGCTTTCAGCAGCCATAGGCCAGATGCACACGTATGCACAGCCCAGCGTCACCATGGTTCGGGCGATGTAGTCGGTAACTTCAGTCAGTGAGAATGGAGTGCCCACCACACGCCCACGCTCAAAGGCATAGAAGCAATTGGGCTCACCCCGCAGACCCTTGCGCACCAGCACGTAGGCCTCATTGCCGATCAGATACGCCTTGTCCTGGATCGATTTGTAAGTCTCAGGCATGAACCGCTTGATCTCCTCAATCTGGGCCGATACATCCCCCTTTGCTGTCCTGGTGTCCATACTGTCCATCCTTTTCTATAGAGTTAATAGGTGAAGCGCAGTGCACGCGAGCGCGCGCTAGGGTGTGTGTGCCTGCCTGTGCCTGCCCGCCTTGGGATATGGCACTGGGCACTGATCACAATCCACTTGGCAATGCAGCAGCTTCAACTCCCAAAAGATGGAAAGAAGGGCTGCTGGTGGTCTCTATGCAAACCACTGGCCACCATGGACACTTGGACACTTCGCTAGGTCATGGGCCCGTGCGATGACTTCCCCGCTACCGCACCGCAATGGGGGGCGCGACGTTGAACACGTCCCCCCAGCCCTTCGGGCGCACTACTGCCAATCTTGCGTCTGGTAGTGCTTGCTGCACGGCGCGTTTGTTGCACCATGAGCGTTTCTATTCGCTCAAAATGGCACATCGTCACCGTCCTCTTCAGTTGGTCCTTCTGCCTCGCCCTTGGGCTCTGCAGTCATGTCCTGGTCATCTTCCACAGAAGGCCAGTCGGCGGGCCGGGTGTAACCCCATGCCCTTGCCCCATTGATCTGTTTCTTGACGCGGCTCCAGCCCTCGTGGTCCAGCCAGCCGCGGATCTGCGCCTCCAGGGCCGGGCTGCTCTTGGCAGCATCGACGCCCAGGGCCAGGGTTAGCTGCGCGATGGTCACAAAGTCCGTCAGCTGGTTGACCACCGACTGGATGCCAGTGGCCGCAGGGGCGCGGGTCAGCACATGCAGCAGCTCGGACAGCACGGCGGTCTCCACCAGGCGGCTTTCCTGCATGGGCACAAACAGCCGGCGCTCGGCATCTGGCGTTGGCGTGTAGGGCGTGCCGGCCTGGTAGAGCGCATAAGCCTCGGCCAGCAGCTGGTCGCGGTACTTGATCAGCCACTCAGTGTTGATGACATGGCGCACCGGGACGGGCCAGAAGCGCCGATTGCCCGTGCGGTCGCGCAGGTAGGTGTTCTCGTTCGTCGTCCCCACCAGCACGCACTGGCGCGGGAACGTGCCCACGGTTGCGCCATAGGCCACGCGGTACCGGTCGACCTTGCTGCTGATAAACGCCTTGATGGCGCCCACTTCGGCCTTGCTGAAGTGCGTCATCTCGGCGATCTCATAGACCCACAAGCCCTGCACCTGCTCCTGGGCTTCCTTACCACGGCCCACCTCAAACGGCGTGTCGCTGTAATACTGCGAGCCCGCCAGAATCTCCACCATGGTGGACTTGCGCAGGCCGCCCACGCCCTCCAGCACCGGGCAGTAATCAAACTTGCAGCCGGGTTCCATCACGCGGTTGACCATGCCCAACAGCCAGCAACGCCCCACAATGGTCAGGTACTCAACCATGGCGGGCTTAATAGTGGGTTCACGCGTCACGCCATGCTTATCGATCCACGGCGCCGGATGCTCCCCGAGTACATGGATCAACCACTTGTCGATGCGGCTCTTGCCGTCCGGCACCAGCGCCTGCAGCTGCTCGCGCACCGGGTGGAAGCGCCGCGTGTGCGCCACCGTCTGAATAGCCTCAATCAGTGCAGCTCTAGCGATGCTTGGCAACCCATAGGCCTCTGTCAGATATTTACCCAGTAGCAAATCGGTTGCATCGGTAATGTCGCCGACCTTGGAATGCGGCCACGGCCACAGCACCCGGCTCTGCACGTTGTTGCTCAGCTCGTTGTAGGCCAGCACCGGCTCCAGCACCGGATCACGCTCCAGGATCAAGATCACCATCTTGCGACTGGTCAGCCAGCGCTTGTTGACCTTGTCGTAGTAGGGCACCAGCCAGGCCGGGATGCGCCGGCCGCTGATCACGGTAAAGCCATCCTCGTCGATAGCACTGTCCCCAGTGTCAACGGAAGCCACGATTTTTTTTGCGTCGCCTGCCTTGCCACTTGCTGCCGGTGTTTCTACCCCTGGCAACGGCTGCGCCCCGCCAAAGAAGTCCAGCACCCGCGCACCATCCCATCCATCGACAGTGATAGCGTCGGCACAGTCCCAGCCATCCGGCACAGCCAAAGGCTCAGGGATTGGCAGCAGCTGGACAGTGCAGGCATGGGTATCGCGCAGGATCGCGCCTATGCCCAGCATGGCGGCCATGCCAGGTTGCTTTTCAACTGGCAGCAATGGCTTGATGGCCTGCGCCATGGTGCGGCCCAGGTCGGTCTCGATGCTCGCCTTCTCTTTGGCAGTCAGCGGCTCCCGCTTGCCATCGCAATCCGGCCACAGCAACACCGTGCAGCCATTCAACCAGTGCCAATCTGCCTTCTTCCAGGCCTTGCAGCCACCGGCCCAGCTGGCCACCAGGTAGATGCCCGGTGCAGTGGCATCGAGCAGCTGCTGCAGAATGCCCGCCTTCTTTTCGCCTTCGACCAGCACCACAGTGGGCATGTTGGCCGCCAGCGGCGACACTCCACCAGGGAAATACAACGGCCTGGGCTCGTCCCAGGTCTTCCAGTGCCAGCGGCTGGCACCATCGCGGGCCGACGTGCACCAGGTATAGGGCAGCGTCTCTTTGCCGCCATCGCTGGTGCCAAAGCGCACCACGTAGCCATACAGCTCGCCGTCGATCCGGTAGGTGGCCGTGTGCTGGATGTCCTCAGGCGCGCGGAACTGGTGCTTGAACGTAGCGGCCGGCGCCATGTCAGGCACAGGGGTGACCGTCTTCCAGCCTTCATCAACTTTGGGCGGCTTGGGTGGTGGCTCGGGCCGCGCCGGCCGGGGGGCCACAGGCTCACCAGATGAGCCTGACCGTGCGGGCTGCACACCGGCCACATCCTCCAGCCCTTCTTCGCGCGCCACCTGCAGCGCGGCCTTGCCCATTGTCAGCCCATTGATGGCCGCATACAGGCTGATCAGGTCGTTGCCCTTTTCATCGGTCGCAAAGTCGCCCCAGCGGCCGTTGGTCAGGTTCACCGAGCAACTGGTGCCCGTACCGCCAGACAGCGAACCGCACGCATACTCATGGCCCCGTTGCACCCCGCCCGGCAACCACGCGGAAACCAGTGTGTCAGCGCGGGCCAGCAGCGCATCTGCCAGCTCGGCAAACTTGATGGGTGGCAGCGGGTCGCGCTGACCGTTATTGCTCTGGTTGTTGTGGTCCGTCATGCCACGTCACCCCAATTGCAGGGGGCAGTTGTCCCGACCGGTGCTACCACCGGAGTCTTGATGAGTGTCATGTTGTTGCGCTACCGGTTCCAGTGCGCCAGGCAGCATTCCAGATCGACCCAGCCGGGCCCGGAGGCCAGATCTGCGGGCGGCTCCACCGGCGCGTACTCAGCCACTGGGCGGTTGCGGTAGTCCACGTGGCGCTCGCCCACAATCTTGAGCTGGCCACGGTCCCTGAGCTTTGGCACTAGGGCCCGGGCCACCTTGTAGCCCACCTGGCTGCGGTGCACCAGCTCCAGCAGCGTGGCACCCTGCCCGCTCTCGGCCCGCTCGACCCGCAAGGCATGTGCAGCCTGCAGCAGGGCCAGATGGGTTTCGCTGGCGGGGCGCATCAGCACACCGCCCTGATACCGCCCCGCGCCTTCAGGTGCTCCATGGCCTTCATCGCACGCTCCATCGTGTTCGCGGCGCTGGCGATCACCTCCACCAGCTTGACCGCCTCATCTTCTGGAGCCTTGCGATCTGGGCGGGCGTGCAAGGTCTCGTCGCAGGCGTGGTGCAGCGGGTCATAGCACTCGCAGAATGTCATCAGGCGGATCACCTGGCCAAACGTCAGGCGCTGGTCACCCGTAGGGCTGACGCACTCCTTCAGACGCGCATATGCGCTCTCAGGCTTCATGTCCGGGAACATGTGCGCGGCCACGATCTTGAAGGGCTTGCCACTGTCACCAATCGCCGTGGCGATCGCATCGAATTCATCGTCGTAAAACAGTTTCATGGTTGGTTCATCCAGCTTCCCCTAAAAAAAAGGGGCGTTTAGGGGTATTTAGGGGAGACGTGAAAAGGCAAAAAAAACACACTGAGGGCATGGAACAAAACGACGCCGCAATAGAAAGCACCCACCGCCCCAGCGCGCCAATCAGCACACGCTTGCCTGCGGGGACTGAAGGCGTCAGGGAGCAAAACGCCGCAACTTCCAGCGCGCTGGATCGAATGACGGTGGGCGGGGAAATGGTGGGCAGCCCGCCTCACTACACTGATGGCTCTCACACACATCAACTTCGCAAAGAGGCTACCCATGAAACACTCGATAGAAGAATTGCAATTCGCGGCAACAGTGCGCGAACTTGTTCGCAAACGCCAAAACTTCTTAGCCAAAGATATGACGCCGGAAGAGGCACAGGAGTTTTCCAGCAAGCCGGCAGACGACTTGATTGCCGATGTGATGAGAGAACTTGGTGGCATCGCAAATGTCATCAAGAAGTCACAACAAGCGGAGCCAGATTTGAAACCCAACAATCAAGCACCTTCCTGACTGCATCCACTTCGCGAGCGACATGTTCAAGCTTGGCGTCTAGGCTAGTCAGCGGGCCTCCCTGCAGTGTCAAGTCGAGCCCGTACCAACGATCGGGAATAGCTGTGGATTCCGCAGACCCAATCGGGTGGTGCACTACGACTCGCCCTGACTTAATTTTTCGGCACAGGACCAATCGCTTGTATGTGGTGCTACGCGGCATGGGATACCCCCTTTGCTACGTTTTCAGTAGCTACTTGAAAAAATATGGAGAGCCCCATGGAAGAACCCACCGAGTGGCAGCTGCTGATTGGGCAGCTGGCGGCGGATGCGCTGGTGCGCGATGCGTTGTTGGTGTCGCTGATGGAGGTCATTCCCGACCTCCACGCGCGAATAGAGGCGAAGGTGGCGGTAACGGCCCCCGGCGTTGGGATGGGCTTGCCTCTGGCAGTAAAGGGCGCGTTCCAAGACCGGCTAGCCGAAGTGCAAGCGCTTCTCGCCAATGCCTATCCATCTCCCGACGACGCCACGCAATAAGTTTGATTGGCTTCATCTCACACCACCCGCGTAGTCGGCAATTTTTCGCGGCGGCCACCCTGCCGGCGCTGGGCGCTGATAAAAAGCGGCTCGAGTTGCGCAATGGCTTCAACAACTGGCTTAGCAGCGGTGGCGATGGCTGGCTCGGTACTCCTGATGTAATTCCAGTCGACATCAGGCCGCAAAGACTCGCAACGCACAGCACCATCGGTGATTCGCTCAATCAATGGGCATTTGTCCGCTGGTATCTGCCGCTGGCCGTCACGCCAGAAGCAGACAGCCTGGGGTGTAACCCCGAGTGCTCGGGCAAAGTTGGTCACGCTGCCCAACACCGATATTGCGTCTTTAATTGCATTCATTCGCAATATTCTACACTTGTAGAACGCAAATATCTACAAGTGTGTTTGCGATATTTTCTACAACTGTTTAGCCTCTGACCCAATGGCTACAGGCAAACAAATCAAACACTACCGAGGGAAGGCAAAGTGGACGCTGCTGGACCTTTCGGAGGCAAGCGGCGTGGATGTCGGGACGATTTCCGCCCTTGAAATCCGTGACAGCAAGCGATCTGCCTACTTTCAGCCGATTGCCAGTGCCTTCGGATTGACTGTTGAGCAGCTTTCAGACCTGACACAGGACCACGAGCTGGTTCTGAACAAGAATATCGTTGCGGAACCCGTGGCAAAGTACATCACCACTTCAACGATCACTGACCCATGGGTGCTAGAAGCGGTCAGAATCGTTAGCGGCCTCCAGGAGCACCAGCGTGAAGGTGCAATTGCCGATTTGCGGAAATATGTTCAAAATCTGGGGCCGCCCCGCAACGGCCAAGCTCTACTTGTGGCCGCTGGATAAAGGGAGCCGCGGTGGTTATAAAAAACACACCAACCCCGCGCAACAACAACTGAACTTCGTTGGAGAAGATCACGCAAACCCTGTTTAGCGTGGAGTGGGAATATTGCAGACTAAGGAAACAAAGCATGGCTGGCGGTAAAGAACTTTTGCAAATACTCGGGTTGGCTATAGCCAGCGCGGTGGTCATTGCAATCAGCGGGGGCGGAAATGTATTCGGGATGCTGGGCTTTACTGGTCTGGGCCTGGCTGGGCTCGCCGTCTATCTGTTTCCAGCCATTGTTGGCTGGGAGCGTGAACATCCAAACCAGGTGAGCATCGCGCTGCTAAATTTTTTCCTGGGATGGACTTTCCTTGGCTGGGTTGGGTCACTGGTGTGGGCATACAGCTCCATCCCCAAAGCCGCTCTGGCGGAGACGCCTCCAAACTAATTGGAGATCAAATTGCTCAACAACCTACACGACTATGGCAACGCAAAACCCATTTAAAGTTCCAGAACCCGAGCGACGCGACCGGCAGCCTAGCCCAAGCGACCACCCGCGGCCCAAGCGGTGAGCGCATAGACCAACGGGGTGGCTATCGCTGCATAGCGGCAGACATCCAGCCAGGATGCCACATTGGAATTGCGGATCTTGGTGCGGTTGATGCGCGTCTGGATTCCTTCCATCTCATAACCCCTCACCTGGTCGGCGGTAAGGGCCAAATCCGGCTTGTAGCAATTGTCCGGCTCATTGGCCAACACCTCGGTGCTGCGCGTCACAATGCAATGGTGCATAAGCCAAATGGCGATCAAAGCAAGCCACGCTGATACGCCCGCTGCACCCCACACCATAGGCGTTGCCAGCCCAGGGTCTGCGAGCCGCGCCGCATAAGAAAGCGCGCCACCCATCGCCACCAACAGAATTGACAGCAGCGTATTGGCCTGCGCGGTCAACACGTCACCCGTGGCGAGACGGTGCTTCAAATTCTCGTTCGCCAGACGCTCCGCCCACTCTGAATAGCTCCATTCGCTCATGAGTCTCTCCTTCGGGCAACTGTAGCCCAGGTTCCGGCACTATGCCGAAATACGATTATTGCAAATATTTTCTACACTTGTTGACTAAACTAAATCTACGCTTGTAGAATTCACTTCTACCCGCACTCAAGCGGGCAAGGAGTGAACAGTGGACAAGCACACAAACTTCCAGCAGGTCATCCTGCAAGTGCTCGAAGAGCGCGTCGGCAAGACCTATGCGCAAGACAAGGCCCATACCTGGACCAAGATAGGCGTCAAATCTGACGGCGATGCCCTGCTCTGGGCGGCCGTCCATCTGGACCCCGGAAACCTGAACGCCGTACTGGCCGCCATCGGCTGCGCCGGGGTTGACGCCTCAAGTCTGCGCAGCATCTCCAGCAGCATCCGCATGTGCATGCGACTGAACCGGGTGGCAGCATGACCTACCGCGACGGCTTCGACAACCTGGGCAACCAGGTCCCGCCCCCCAAGCCTGACTGGCAGCACCGCGCCATCCAGTGGGCAGGCTGGTCTGCTGTGGCGGCCTTCATCTGCATGCTGATCTGGGTGCGCTGACCATGCATACGTCTGCACTCCAGGCCGTCACGGCCGAATACACCGGCACCTTGCTCCACCGCGCCCAGGTCCGCACCGCCGTGCTGGATGGCGAGGGGCACTCGGTCCCCGTGGTCTGCATGGATGTGGAGCTCCACAACGACTTCCACACCCGCACCCACTTCGAGCAGCCCTACCCCGTCGGCCACTACGCCCAGGCCGAGGCCGCTGCCCACCGCCTCAAGAAGGGCGCACTGGTCACCATCCAGGCCCCGCTGGTGGACGTGCGCATATCCGCCTGCAACGCCACGCTGATCAGCGCCGAGCCCGCGCCCGACGCCACCCAACAACCCACCCCCCAACCCCAACTGGAGCTTGTCTAGCCATGCCATCCGTCACCATCACCCTCACCGACACGCCCGACGGCGGCGTGGCCGTGCACAGCAACTACGTGCCCGCTCTGGGCGCCAAGACCAGCCTGGCACAGACCGCTGCGCAGGACATCATCAACCGGACGTGCCGCGAGTACGGCCTCAGCAACCCCACCGCAAAGATCACCGCGGCCCTGCGCGATGGCGTCGACATTGATGCCGTGCACCGCACCCGGGACAACGTGATCGAGGGCACTGAAGCCGTGCCCGATCGCCGCCGTTTCCGCGCAGTTGAAGACGGCGTGCATAGCAGCCATGACAACGTCGCAGGAGCCGCCCAATGAGCGCCGAAGCACACCAGCTCAAAAGAGGCACCGCCCTGGTCATTCGCGGCCCACAGGGCTGCGGCAAGACCACGCTGGCCCGCGAGATCGCCGCCCGCCACGGCAAGTATCAGCAAATCGAGACCGGCCCCTCCTTCGACTACAGCCTGCGCGATGCCCTCAACGGCCGCGTGCAAGTGCTGATCGTTGACGGCGTTCCAGACCACCACGAGGCCATCGACATCAAGTTGATGGTCACCAACCGCGTCACCATCGTCCGCAGTGCATACGGCGGCGGCCTCAAGACAATCCCCTCCCCGCTGATCATCATCTGCACGCAAGACCCGCACTGGCCGCCCCAGGAGTCGCGCCGGTTCGAGGTCATCGATCTGGGCGTGGAGGCTCTGCAATGACCCCCACCATCCTCACGTCCAGCGGGCGCTATTTCAACCTGGTAGAGCCCAACCATCACCACGTCAACATCGGCGAGATTGCCCACGCGCTCTCGCACATCTGCCGCTTTACCGGCCACGTGCGCAACTTCTACAGCGTGGCCCAACACAGCTACCACGCCAGCTACCTGGTGGACCGCGAATACGCCCTGCAGGCCCTGCTGCACGATGCTGCCGAGGCCTACATCGGCGATGTTGCTAGCCCACTCAAGCGCCTGCTGCCGGACTACAAGGCCATCGAGGCACGTGTGGAGGCCGCCGTGTTCAAACACTTCAATTTGCCAACGGATCTGCACCCCAGCGTCAAGAAGGCCGACCTGATCATGCTGGCCACCGAGCAGCGCGACCTGATGCCAGAGCACGCCGACCAGTGGGCAAGCATCAAGAGCATTGAACCCATGCCGCAGCCTCTGCTACCCATGCCACCCCAGACAGCGCGCTACTGCTTTCTGGACCGCTTCTTTGAACTCACCATCCACAACACCACCGACCAGGACCTGTCATGACCACAAAACCCGCAACCACCTCCATCCCCTTCGCCCAACTGCCAGCCATCGGTGCCGACCTCGACGGCGCCACATTCTTTGGCATCACCACCCGCAAAGACGGCACCCACTGCGCAGCCTTCCTGCTGCCCGATCAGGGCGAAAAACTCACCTGGAAGAAGGCCATGAACTGGGCCGCAAAACTCGGTGGCGAGCTACCCAGCCGCCCTGTGGCCGCCCTGCTGTTCGCCAACCTCAAGGCAAATCTGAAACCCATGTGGCACTGGACCAGCGACGAAGACGACGCTTCCTACGCCTGGGGTTGCACCTTCAGCTACGGCACCCAGATCACCAACCACAAGAGCTACGAGGGCTGTGCTGTTGCCGTCCGCTTGATTCCCATCACCGCTTAATCCTTCAATCCTTTTTTCACTGGAACCAACCATGTCCCAAGTCACCCTAGAAGCCGTCCAGGCCAAGCAAACCGAACTGGCCGCAATGATCCAGCAGCTGCAGAGACAAGTCGTCAGCACCACCCTGATCGAGATTGAAGACTGCACCATCGAACTCGACCCAGGCGAGCGCTATGCCGGCGCCGTGTTGGACGACGAAGGCCAGCACAAGCACCACCTGGTGCTGATGGCCCAGCGCCCCACCGACAAGCTCAACTGGCAAGCCGCTATGGACTGGGCCACCAGCATCGGCGGTGCCCTGCCCTCCCGCCAGGAACAGGCCCTGCTCTACGCCAACTGCAAACCCCACCTGCAGCCCGTGTGGCACTGGTCCTGCGAAACCCACGCAGACGAGGCTTCCTACGCCTGGGGTTGCTACTTCGACTACGGCTACCAGTACGGCTACCGCAAGAGCTACGAGGGCTGTGCTGTTGCCGTCCGCAGAGTCTGATTCCTTCAATCCTTTAATCCTTTGAATTGAGCCCCGCCAAATGGCCATGCACTCCGATCTTCCGATCTACCAAACCGGCATAGACCTGCTTGACCTTGCAGTCAAGGCCCAGGTGCAAATGCCGCGCACTGTCAAACGTGCGCTCGGTGAAAAGATCACCCAGCACTGCGTTGAAATGCTTGACCTGATGGCCTTGGCAAATGCCACGCAGCGCGATACCCGCGCTGGCCACATCGAGCAGCTGCTCGCTCGCCAGCGCGCCATGACGGTGCTACTGCGGGTTAGCTTCAATGCTAGATACATCTCGCCCACGCTATGGGCCGTGTCTATCGAACTGCTGGGCAGCATCGGTAAGCAAGCCGGCGGATGGCTCAAAAAATCGAACAGGGCGCCTGCTGTATGACGGTCAAGGCCCTCACACCCGTGCGCAATTTGAATCTGGTCGCGCCGCTGCCCCACAAGGGCACCGACATGCACACCACGGAGACCGCTGCCCGCGGGCAGGCCCGGTCCGGTGCAGCCTCTAACCTGATCGGTGCACATGCATGCATGGACCTTCGGAGTAGCGGCCTACATAGCGCGCTATGGCTTCCTACGCCTGGAATTGCAACTTCAACAACGGCAACCAGAACAACAACCACAAGAGCTACGAGGGCTGTGCTGTTGCCGTCCGCAGATCCATACCTGTTCCAGCTGCTGGTGCAGGCCTACCTCGATTGCCGTCGCACCAAGCGCACCAGCGCCAGTGCCATGGCCTTCGAGGCCCAGGCCGAGCACAACCTATTCCAACTGCATGAAGAGCTGGCCTCGGGCACCTACAGGCCCGGCGGCTCCATCTGCTTTGTCATCACACACCCCAAGCCACGCGAAGTGTGGGCCGCACGGTTCCGCGATCGCATAGTCCACCACCTGCTTTACAACTTCATTTCGCCGCGCTTCCACGCCCGCTTTGTGGCAGGCAGCAGCGCCTGCATTCCGGGCCGCGGAACACTCTACGCGGCCAAGATGCTGGAGCACCAGGTGCGCAGCCAAACCCAGAACTGGAGCCGCCCGGCGCACTACCTTAAGTGTGACCTGGCCAACTTCTTTGTATCCATCGACAAGGCTGTGCTGCTGGAGCAGCTGCAGCGCCAGGTGACCGAGCCATGGTGGATGTCGCTGGCCGAGGTCATCCTGATGCACGACCCGCGCAACGACGTGGAGGTGCGTGGCACCCGCGCCGAGCTGGCCCTGGTGCCTCCACACAAGAGCCTGTTCAACGCAGCCCAAGGTTTCGGTCTGCCCATCGGCAACCTCAGCAGCCAGTTCTTTGCCAACGTGCTGCTGGATGACCTGGACCAGTTCGTTAAACACACGCTGCGGGCTCCTACCTACGTGCGCTACGTGGATGACTTCGTGCTGTTGCACGACAGCCCGCAGTGGCTTAACCAGGCCAAAGCGCAGATCGAGGCCAAGCTGGCCGACCTGCACCTGCAGCTCAACCCCCGCAAAACCATCCTGCAGCCCGTAGCGCGTGGCATTGACTTCGTGGGCCACCTGGTCAAGCCATGGCGGCGCATCACCCGTCGCAGGACGGTAAACGTCGCGCTGGCCCGCCTGCAAGACATGCCAGCAGCCGACCTGCACCAGAGCGCCAACAGTTACTTCGGCCTGCTACGCCAGGCCAGCCACAGCCACCACGACCGCACCCGTATCGCCAAGCTGATGCTTAAGCGCGGCCACGTCGTGCAGGGCGATATCACCAAGATTTACCGCAAGAAAGGCTCCACCCATGTCTGAATTCGCCAACCTCCCGCTGGACGTCATCACCAGCAGCCTCACCAACCCACGCAAGACCTTCAACGCCGCCAAGCTGGCCGAGCTGGCTGAATCCATCAAGGCCACCGGCGTGCACCAGCCCGTGCTGGTGCGCCCCCTGCCCGGCACCCGCGTGTCCGACACCGAGCGTGGCGTGCAGTACGAGCTGGTGTGCGGTGAGCGCCGCTACCGTGCCAGCGAAATGGCAGGCGTGACCACCATCCCCGCCATGGTGCGCGCCCTGACCGACGACCAGGTCATGGAGATCCAGCTGGTTGAAAACCTGCAGCGCGACGACCTGTCGGATCTGGAAGAGGCCGAAGGCTATGACGCCCTGATGCAGCACGCCGGCATCACCGCCGACTTGGTGGCCGCCAAGATCGGCAAGAGCCGCTCCTACGTCTTTGGCCGCCTCAAGCTGCTGGACCTGTGCCAGGAAGCCCGCTCCACCCTGCGCGAGGGCAACATCGACTTCAGCCGCGCCCTGCTGGTGGCCCGCATCCCCGACACCAAGCTGCAGATAAAGGCCATGAAGGAGATTCTGGCGGGCCAGGGCTACTACGGTGGCTATGGCAGCGGCAAAGACCCGATGACCTACCGCCAGGCCGCCGAGCACGTCCAGCAGAACTACATGCTCAAGCTGTCCGACGCTAAGTTCAAGATCACCGCCGTGGATCTGGTCCCCGCTGCCGGCAGCTGCAAGGCCTGCACCAAGCGCACCGGCCATGACCCCGACCTGTTCAGCGACGTCAAGGGTGCAGACGTGTGCACCGACCCGCCATGCTTCCACAAAAAGGAAGACGCCCACGCCGCCGCCCTGGTGGCCACCGCCAAGGAAAAAGGCCAGACCGTCATCGCGGGCAAAGAGGCCCAGGAGCTGGCCCTGACCAACTACGCCGGCACCAAGTTCAAGGGCTACAAGCGCCTGGACAGCGCCGAAGACAGCCCGACCGGCGCGCCCCTGCGCAAGATCATTGGCGAGCAGATGAAGGCCGAGGGCATCAAGCCCGTGATGATCGCCAACCCCAACCAGAAGGGCGCTATGGAAGAGTGCCTGCCCAACGAGGTAGCCCTGCGCCTGCTCAAGACCGTGGAGGGCCAGGCCGCAGCCGCCAAGGCCGTCACCCAAGAGGTGAAGGACCTGGTCAAAGACAAGAAGGCCAAGGCCGAAGCCAAAGCCAAGGCCCAGTTCGAGCAGGAGTGGCGCAACGACTTGATGATGGAAGCATGGTGCGTCATGCGCGACGATGCAGACATTCAGGCGTTTGATACCTCCGTGCATCGCTACCTGGTGCAGCGTGCCGCCAGCAGCCTCAGCACGGACGATGCCGCCGCCATCTGCAAGATCTTGGACCTGGGCAAGGTCTCCCCCGTTGCCGGCGTGATCGCCTTCGCCAAGGAAACACCCATCCCCGAGATCCTGCACCTGCTGATCATCATGCAACAGGCATCCAGCGCCAACGAGCACTCCTATGGCGGCCGCATCGCCAATGAAGGACTGATGCTGGTGGCGGGCAACGTGTTTGGCGCGCAGCTGCCGGTCGAAATCAAGGAAATCAAGGCCGAGGCAATGGCCCGTCTGATGCCAAAGGAGGCCAAAAAAGCAAATGTCGCTCCCGCTCCCGCTGCGCGGCCTAAGGAGGGGCCGGGAGGATCAAAGGGCAAGGGGTCTGCGCCCAAAGCACCACCCGCCCGCGCTTTGAGGTTGTCGGCCAAGGAGGCAACACAAGGCATCGCTGACGCGCTGCAGGGCATCGAGGGGGCTGCTTCTGCGCCTGTGGGCGCAGTGGCGCAACCCGCTGGGCCAGCAGGGGGCGAGGTGCCCAACGTGAGCGCCGACAAGCCCAAGATCGGCGCGGCCGTGCAGATCACCGCCGACCGGCTCAACCCCCGCCAGCAGAAGTTTGCGGGCAAGAAGGGCACCATCACCGGCAAGGTTGGCGCGGCATGGGACGTGTCATTCAAGGGCCGCACGGGTGGAATCAGCAGCTTTACCGAAGACCAGATTACGGTGGTGGCAGCATGAGCGAGAACACCAAAATCGAGTGGGCCGACCACACGTTTAACCCCTGGATAGGGTGCATGGCCATCAGCCCTGGATGCACCAACTGCTATGCGGCTGAATGGGCCGAACGGTATGGGAAAGACTTTGCAGCACGCACCCGCACCAAGACCTGGGGCGATCCGGTGAAGTGGAACAAGAACGCGGATGCGTTCTTTGCCGAGCATGGGCGACGGCAACGGGTGTTTTGCGCTTCACTGGCCGATGTGTTTGACAACACAGTGCCAGAGGGGTGGCGCATTGACTTATTCGCGCTGATCGAGGAGACGCCCCACCTAGACTGGCTGCTGCTCACCAAGCGGATTGGAAACGCCGCTGGCATGCTGCCGTGGAGCGCTTGCAGTGAGCCATGGCCAAATGTTTGGATTGGCGCCACCATCGTCAACGAGGAAGAAGCCGATCGGGACATCCCGAAGCTTTTGGCAGTACCTGCCGCCAAGCGGTTTCTGAGCATGGAGCCGCTGCTGGGGCCGGTTGACCTAGACACAATCTACAACACGGATTTTGGAGAAAGCCAACCGTACTTGCACCCACTGATCGGCCGTGTCAGCGATGGCCATGGCGACGGCTGCAGCGCGCCGGCTATTGATTGGGTCATCGTCGGCGGAGAGAGCGGCCCAGGAGCACGCCCCATGCACCCAGATTGGGCTCGTAGCCTGCGCGACCAGTGCGTGGCCGCTGGTGTGCCTTTCCTGTTCAAGCAGTGGGGAGAGTGGACGCCGGGCGTCAATGTTGAACGCCAGCGCGGAGTCATTCCTATCGCAAGTCTGTGGAACAACGAATGGCAGATATCAAAACTGAACTTGGCAACCGACGGGGGTCACATTGACGATGAGCCTGATCTGTACCGCGTTGGCAAAAAAGAAGCCGGACGCCATTTGGACGGCCGCACGTGGGATGGGGTTACATCATGAGCGCCAACAAGAAACCCCGCAAGGCCTACCGCCCCCGCCCGGTCACCGCCGACACCATGGC